TTAGCACCCGCCTCAATTAGTGACCAAAGAGGGAAAGGAGTTACCTCATGTCCATCTAGGAACCACCGCTTAGCGAACTCAAAACCACGTTGTGAGATGTGTGTTTTGTTTTCACTGATTGGTACCCCTAGAGTGTCCATGACCTCCTGGTAGAGGCGTGCTCCGTTTTCTCCTCGAATCACGATGTCATCCCCAAGGATTGCGTAACCCACCTCTGGGTGGATTGACACAATGTATTGGAGGATGGCATGGTGAGTTAGGGTAAAGACCGCCCATGAGCTGTAGGCACCCATAGGTTGGCCGGACATGTATTTAGCATGACCGGCTTCCCCTGTTGGGAGTTTATACTCATAGGGCAGTCCCACCATAACCGCTTCCCAGGCCTTCGACTGGTCTGGCCCGAAGATGAGGCTGAAGAGCTCCTTTTGCAGTTGCATTGGGAACCGGTCAGTCGCATCCTTCAGGTCAAACGAGTAGAAGGTACCCTGGTAGCGATCGAGGTGTTGTCGGACGTCACCCTGGTAGGTGAAGTCACCTGGGAGATGACGAATCATCTCCATTACTGAGTCATGGAACGGTTTTAGAACCGTCTGTGACCAGTAATCCAGGATGGCGATGGTTCGGGTTTTCATCTCCTTATCTTGGATGAATGAGAGCTTTCGGAGCCGTTTAGGTTCTTTTAGCTTAATTCGTCCAACAATTTTGTGAAGCTTGTTGTAATAAGCCACAAAATCGGGCCCGCCCAGGATTTTGAGTGCCTGGACTAGCCAATAAGGAAGTGAAAGGAATTCCTCCATACAAGTCATCAGAGCCTGTCCATTTGGACCTTGCTTTGTTGACCAATGTGGAGCTTCCCACTCTGTGAGGGGTTTCTTGAGCCCTTCCACATAACGTGGAAGGAACTCAAGTAGCCCCCCGTGGAGCGACCCGGACCATGGGACGGTAATACTATCTAGGTTCGGTTTGATTGGTCCTTCAATCGGTCGAGAGATCGAAAGAAGTGTCAGTGCAAACTTAATCTGGATAGGTGAACCCGAACGGATAAGACTATTTACGGGCCCTAGGGCCCGGGGTAGCCCATCCGCTCGGATTCCCATCCCATCGACAACCCGTAGGGGTTGATTACAAAGATACCGTGTCACACACAGACGCATCGACTTCCATCGGTGCACTGTCCATGTGAGACCCCGTGTCTTTGTATATCGGTCCCAAAGGGAAAACGTGTGAAGGATTGCTGCACTAGCTTGAGACGTATTGATTACGACTCGTGAAAGCCATGTCACAGTGGCTTTCATGATTGTGATTGTTGCGTCCAGTCTTGTGACAGT